TTATTTATCTTTGAATTTTTCAGGCAGTATATGCTCTACAGCGTTAGCGAACTTTCCTCTCAAATACTTTGTAGTCTGAGTTTGAGTTGAGTGACCCAGATGTCTCTGAGATATAGCAATGTCTTGGCTTAGTCTATAAACATCACTCGCGGACTTTGCACGTATGTCGTGAAACCTGCACTCCAGCACACCAGCTTTCGCTCTAGCTCTTATAAATCGAGTACTCAATTCATTCGGTCTAATTTTATCTCGAGTCCTCTCACCGGCGATCAAGTATTTAGAATCAGAGTTGTACTTATGCAAGAACTCTACTACTTCGAGAAGATGTCCGTCTAATTTTATAACACGGTCTCTCTTAGTCTTTGAAGTCAAGATATGCATTTCTTTGTTTTCAAGATCGACATAGCTATCAGAGTCTTCACATTTGTATCGAGTAATTCTGACAAGGTCTCCGGCCCGCAGGGCGGTGTAATATGCGAGATGAAGTATGTACTTTAGCTGCCCCCAAGAAGCTTCTATTATTTTCGTAAACTCCTCATCGGTCATATACTTCTGACGGGGTCTCGGAGACTTAACAAACACGTTTTCAGCAGGGTTCGTTAAGTTGAATAACGGATCGTTCTGACGCTTCCACCGGTAAGCCGCTCGTATCATATTTACGAAAGAGCGAGCCCTTGAACGAGAGCCGCTTTTACTCGTCAACTCACTCTTAACATAGTACCGAAGATCTGATTCTGTTAATTCAGATACTAGGGCCTCTCCGAGCTTCATTTTAGCTAAGTGTTTGCAAGTATCTCGATAGTATCGAGCAGTATTTGAAGAAAACGGGTGCTCGTCGGGTATTCTATCCGCCTCTCGATCATTTATGTACTCAATGAATTCGTACATCAGGTCCGAGATTTTCAGGACTTTGATGTCAATGAAGTCAGGGTTAAACTGACGGTCATAAGCGTTCTTAGCTTCTTGATAAGTAGTGCCAAGCCGTACCCAGGGCGTTACCCACTTTCCGTTCCGCTTTTCTTTCTTTGTGTAGTAGAACGCTCCATTTTTAAAGCTGACGTTTTTTATTTTTGGGTTGCCGCAAGGATAAGTTTTAGACTGACTCATTACGCCACCTCAAACATCTGATCAATCAAGCCAGTATTTCGAGAGTATTTCTTTTTCTGCTTATTGCGCTCAAGTTCAGCTAGACGAGCAAACTCTTCGGTTTGCGCAATCTTGTCAGCAATAGCGCGTTCGCGCTGGCGTATCGCTTCTCGAGTCAGCACGACCTGGTGGCGACGATTAAAGAAACAGTTATAACCATTTCGCGACAAGTATTGATACTGACGAAGCGGCTGCTTATACCCGGTCAGTTGTATTAATTCTTCTTTTGATACGATTTCAGAAGTCATATCAAGCCTCCATTTTGTTGCCTGTACTGCTCTGGTTTCAGTCAACTTTCTTGTTCGAACCAACAACTCTTCCTAAGCTGTCCGCAGCAAAAAAAATGGGCAACTAGAGTTTTGCTACTATAAAAACCTCCTGGAGCTCTTTATTTCCAATGTCTACTAAAATGATAGACTGGTTTACACATCATTGTCAATAATAAAATATAGTTTTATGTTTTATAAGTCTATCTGCATAAGAATTTTAGGCACAAAAAAACCAGCATCTGCTGGTCTTTCACAAAACGAAAATGGCGCTACAAGCGCCGCACATTATAAAGGGTTATAAATTCACATATGTTATAGATACTATATATATTATAGCATTTTCACGCTCTAAACCCTTGATATGTCAAGCAACTTTTTTATTCTTTTTTGTTTCTCAACTTTCACTACGCATTATTGCTGACAATCTGTCAGCTCTTCGCCCAACTTGCTTTGCCCACCTAGAATCAAGCATTTCATCAGCTGCGCGGTCAAAATCGCCCCCTTCTAATGCTTGAATCATATTTTCAAATAGTAAGATTTTAGGTAGGCCAATATTGAAACACATATCTATAAGCACTGCTTTCCTGCTTGCGTTCAAGCGGTCATAGAAGCTGAAGTTGGACTTCAATTCTTGCTCTACGCGCTTAATATCGTTCTTGAGTAAGTAGCTGACTTCGTCATCAGATAAGCCTAGGTCTTCGAGATTTCGACCGACTCCGACAGTGATTTTTCCTGCGGGGCACTTGTAAGCAATGTGCCGGCCCCGGGCGTTTTTAACTTCACCTTCGTGGTCGCGGAGCAACTTTTCGGCGACGAGGTATTGAGGTTGATAATCCATTATCAATTGGCTCCTCCGGTATCCATACCGGTACTACTTGAATTTGATTTTGACTTTAGTGCGATCGTCTAAGATTGCTGCAGCGAAGCCTGAGGACTGCCTAAGAAGTTTAACCATCTCTTCTTTTGAGCCACTTCGCACAGCTTGCCTGTGCGCGTCTTGCTGGGCTTCTTTTAACTTGTTGAGGTGTTGGAGTGATGAAGCCATTAAAAGCCACCTGGGCTTACAGAAGCCCGGCTAAATGAGCGAGGTATAGAACTGGCCAGGAAACGATGCAAAAGCCAATCGACCAAGCGATAATTAGCATTCGGCAGAATGACTTCTGCCAGTCTAGTACTATCTCTAAAGTCGCCCGGCTCATTTTTTATTACCTGAACTGAAGATATCTGAGATCTTTTTCAGGGCTGCTTGGTGCGCTTTTTTAAGCACTGAAATCGTCTCTTCACTGAAAGACGCGCTAAATAGCGCGATAGGTATTGAGTAATCAACACTTAAGCCCACAGCCTTGCACATCAAAAACACCAAGCCGCCAGATAATACGCCTGAAAGCCCTTTCGCAATCATATGCCAAAAACTAAAGCGTTCTTGGTTTTTATTGATGTCAATGATGTAAGCTGCAATGCCCGCAAGCATTGAAAGTATGAGTATCTTGAGCTCTTCTGAAAGTGCGCTCCAGTGAAGCCGCAAAAATTCGAAGATAGAGCTCGGATCTACTGACCCTGGCATCCTTGCCCTCTCTATTCGTTAAATCTGTTTGTATCCACGTTCGAGATTGATGATGTATTCACCCAACGCTCGAGCATCGTCGAGCGGCATACACATCTTATTGTCGATCGTCTCTGCTTGAATTTTCGGCTTTACCGGCATTGTCGGCATCGTGCTCGTGCACGCTGTTATCGAAATGCTCATTAAACCAGACAGTAGGATCTTCTCGAACTTCGCTGACTTCTTTCTCATATTCTTTTTGCTCTTTTCGATTTAATAAAAAGCGCACCAAGTCGGCCAGTGCGCTCAGTAGCTTGATTAAAGAAGACATCGTTAAGCCTTTGACTTCTCGTTAGAAGCATTAGCTTTACGAGGGTTGAGACCCAGCTTGTTCGCAAGTTCTAAGACGAACTGCAAAGCACTGTTGATCTTGCCCAGGATCTTGTCGTCTTTCTTCGTCTCAGTCGCTTTAGCGATCGGTAAAAGAGTGACTGTTAGTGTGCTGAAAGCACCGACTATTGTGAGCATTACTGTTGCGTATTCGATTAGCTGTTCCATAGCTTTTATCTCCGTTTTTTGAGGTAGGTTTGGGTTTAAAGGTGGGTAAAATAAGGATTAGAATGGAAGGCGTTTCTCTTCAGTGTGTTCTACTGCATCACTTGCTTGCAATTGAGCAATCATAGCCTCAGCTTTCGTTGCACGTTCTGATTCTGCAATAGCTTCTGAAGACGGCTTTGCGGGGTCGTGATACTGATTGATGACAAGAGTGCCATCTTTAAAGATCTTAAAACCGGTATCAGTAGTTTCGTATGTATACATATAAGTACTCCTTTTACTCTTTGTAAGCAATGTTAAAGCCGGGTAGAAGCGGTTTATAGCCAGTTTTTAGCTCACCAACATCTGAGTACCCGCCTGTAAAAGTCTGGTTGAAGCGCACAAAATCAGGGTGAGCATATATAGCTTCAATATTGCTTGATTGATTAAAATCAGGAGATTTCGACCACTTTTTTTCAGCAACGTTATATGCATATAGAGCTGTTCCGCTTGCTGTAAGGATAATATCGTCGTGTGTGGATACTGGAGTTATTTGAGTTACTCGTGAGTTGTCGCCGGCTGCATCAATATATTCAGCTGGCAGCGTGTCAATGAGCGTAGCGCTGTCATTAACTGCGTCATACTCATATATTTCGCCTGTTCTTAACTCTGTTTGAGCGTCTTTCGGAAACATTAACAAGACTCGACCAGAGCTAAATAATTTAACGACGTGAAAGCTGTGTCGATCAGCAATTGATACAGCTGATGGAGACCAGGAATTTAATGCTCTATCGTATATATGAAGAGAGCCCAGCACTTCTTGAAGTTGATGGGTTGATACAAGGAACTTGTCAGTTGAGACTCTGGCAACTGAAGTATTTATATTCATATCAACAGGTGCGTCTGCTTTGCGAGTCGATACATATGAATATTGGTCGTAATCAAAATTCAACTCATATACTTCTTTCATAGCGCCGGCGGTCGATGGATCATTTGATCCGAAAGTTAAAAAGTCTGCACGATCAGGATCGTCGTTGATGACTTCTATAGCAAAACCAAAGATGTGAGATGGTAAACCAGTGGGTACTGACATCGAATCCGCGAACTCTACAAAAGATACGCTTCCTGAATCGTAGCTACTTCGCGGAGCGCAGATAAGACTTTTCGCTGAGTTAACAAGTTTCGGCTTAACAAACGATGTATTCATCTTCTTGTCTTCAACCATAACAGCATTATTGTCTGCAATCTTAACCCAGCCCTCCGGCGGCTGCTCTCCTAAAAATTCAGAGACCTGGTCTTTTATAAACCCGTCCTCTGCAACCTGGTCTGGTCCGCTATATCTAAGTAATGCCATAAGACTCTCCTTGTCTTTATGTGATTAATTTCTTATTGAATTACGATAACTGAATTGTCATCAATGACTGCTGACACAGCTTCCTGAACTCCGAGCACTGTTGAAGATAAGTTCAACTGATGTCCGGTCGCGTTCCAAATCACAACTTGCTTCAAACCGTGATTTGTCATATCGAAATTGATGTTTCTCGTTCTTGAAAGCAATGCTCCGGAGTCAGTAATCTTTATAACTCGAGCATCTGGAACGAGCGTAATATCGCTATCTGCACCAACGTCGTGGACTTTCGATTCAGACGCTTGAGCAGCTTGCTGGCCCTGGAAAGCTTCGTCAATTTTGTTAAAGGCTTCATTGACGACAGCTTCTTTGTTGTATTGCTGCCAGGCAAGATATCGAAGGCCTAAAAATGGGGTTGTGTTTGCACTCATAGAGAAACTCCTTTTTCTCTTGAAAGCCGGCGCCCGTTAAATACACTTATTTTAGCGGTAGCAGGCGTGGCTCCGGAATAATTAAAGGTGGGTTGTTCAAGGTTTAGCTCATCGATTAACTGACCCTGCTCATCTTCAATTTCGACGATATATCGTAAATGAGAGATGTCGACTTCAGCGCCTTGCTTCCATTCACCGCCTACCAATACTCTCGGGGTAAAATTAACGGTTTTAGAGCCGTCATCTTCATCGACAACCTCGATATTGACGACATCTAAAGGTTTGGATGAGAGACCTTTGAAGGTAATTGTCTCTGAAGTCGATTCCTCAATCGGCTTACCCGGTAATTTCGCGTTAAACAGTAAATCTTGCTCTAATAGCGAAGCATCAAGCGGTACTTCAATAACATTGTCATCAAGTAAAACGAAGATGTCTTTGTTAGCGTGAGTATCAATCAGATGCTCGGTACCAAGTCGACCGCGCAATAATTTAGTTAAAGTCCAGGTTCCGTCGAGATTATCCTGTACGTCTTTAAACTGAATTATTTCGTATCGCCCGGGCTTGCCGATAGCCGCCATATTCTTGCCGGCAATCATCTCTTCATCAGTTATTGATGACAATGATTGCCAAGGTTGAACTCTCACTGTTAGTGAGCTCTCATCGTCAAAAATATAAGGATTGGCGTTTTGAAGGATGTTGGTCGTGATACCAACAGTCGCTTGAGACCCCGGGTTAGCAATTGTCTGATAACTATCACCTAAGTCTGTACTCATAACGACTGCAGAGCCGCTAAAATTCTCTTTTGTTGAGTAAGCTGCAAGGGTTATCGATGGAGCATCTAGATTCGGGGTTTTTGACGGTATATCGAGAGGAATAACTAGCGGTAAACCGTTTTCTTCTGGCTTTCTCGCCTCAGTTTCTTCGCTTCCAACACCTTGTTTATTAGATTCATAAATAGATGCTGAGTCAGCTACTGCTTTAATCTCTATTATACCATTTTTGCTAAATTCTGATTGTGTTATACGCATCGTCTTTTCAGCGACTCTGACAACGTCGCCGACTTCAAGATAGATGTATTTCATTGGCACCGCGAACTCATAGTTGTTTCGCTCACGCCACATTGCCGTCAAGACGATTTCAGAGATTTGAGCGGCTTGGTTGTCAGTAAGCACCAACGGTAGTCCAACTTGCTGCTTTTTCGTATGAGAAGCGAAAGTCACGCGAGAATATTGGCTCGAAACTTCGTAATCGATGTCTTTTGACTTGTAAGCAATTTCAAGTTCAGTGGGTATTTCTTCAGCTGAAGAGATTGCATCAGAGAACCGCTTCTTGTCTTTAAAAATGACATCTTCAAGCGGAATTTCGGCAACGACTTCACCTTTTCTTTTCTTAAATTCAAGGCTCCAGCCCTTGCTGACAACATCAAACTGGTAGGCAATCATCAGGTCTTTCAGCACTTCCTTTATTGAAGTGTTTCTATCTCTGACATAGCCTGGTACCGCAATTTTATCGATCGAAGTTATATCAATATCATCCGAGCTGTAGTTTGCTTGCTTACAAAGATCTTGGATGATGTACCCGAGGCTCATTTTTTCGTGATCGCCGGACCCTTCTTCTAATCTCGTATACTTATTGAGAACAATGTATTCTTCGGCGCCCTGGTCAACTGACTCGTAGCTAAATACATATAAGAAGCCGTCCTGCGCGAATGCAGTGAATGAAGAGCCTCGATTGGACTTCTCTCTATCGATGTACTCTTTTGAAGCATTTCCAGAATCGAAAAGTACATGATCTGAAATCTTGTAAATGTTTACTGAGCCGCCAGCGTCGCTATCTAAATAATAAAAGAACGGCACCCCTTTTTCTCGACAGACTACACCCTCTGCGCTGCCCATCAGACTGTATAGTCTATTTGATGTGCTAGGTGGCCTTGTTCCATTGTTGTTGTCATACTCACTAAAAATCTCGTAATGCTCGTCGAATACGTATTCTCCTCCGGCTTTAAGGGTCACTGATTGAAAGTAGATAGCGTCAGTATCAACTTCGTTATCTACATAAAAGAAACCGAAGCTCTCAGAATCCTGAAAGCAAAAACCGATCAACTCATAACTGAGGCCTGATTTGCTTACTATTGTTTTCCTTCTCTCTTTATCACGAATAACGATCGCGCCATCTTCTGCTTTGTAAAAAGCAATCGTATCTTTCGTAGATGCCAGAACTACAAGACGCTCGCCATAAAATTCATTATTAAATGACTCACCGAGAAGCATTCCTTCTAAGAAACCGTAAGGTGTTGTGAAATTGGGGTACTTTACTAATTCACCATTGAGATTTAGATCACCGTGAAATCTGTCATTTGACGTTAAATAAATCGATGGCTCTGCGTTTGACATATCAACACGACCAGCTAAAAGGCGCTGCGGCATAATCTCGCCGTTGTATTTTGCGTTGCATCTAGGGTCGTCTAAAACTTCTGATAAGTCTTTTTGAGACTTGCCGTCAAGACGCCAGGATTTGGTCTCGACTTTCTTAATGTAAAGTGCTGGATCATAGTCTTCTTTATAGTTAAAACACTCGACTTTTACTGCCGGATACCGGTTGCCATAATCGTAGAGATCGTCAAAATCGAATACGATGTATGCGAGATCTTTGTAGGCCGGAGTATCAGCCTCGAGCTCTTTCAACCAAGGATCTACCGGCTGATTTTCACCCCCGGTGTATACTGTAAATTTAAAATTCTTTTCTTCTTTCTCTCTTCTTAATCCAAAAAGCGTGTTATCAGTATTAGAAGTAATTACAAAGCCTGAGCTGTCATCTATGTTAGATGTCGTGCCTCCGAATCTCTCGTAAACAACTTTATTATCAAACCAGATTCTTTTAATGCCTTGAATCTTTCTACCCAGCGATACTGCGACCTTTCCATAGTAAAAATATTCTTTTATTGTTGTACCACCGAGCCCCGCGATGTCGCCCTCTTTCCTGGTTTCCACCCTCTCTTGAATAGGCTGTGCATATATGACTGTTCCGGCAACTTGTACATCGCCGTAAATATCATAGATTGGCTCACCCGGGTCTACTTTTAATTGCGCGACTTCTTTCACACGGCCAACTTCGACAGTCGTTGCAGCAAGCACGAAGTCGATCATCATACCGATGGCCATACCCCACGGGCCTAAAAATGATAGTAAGAATGAAAACATATAACGAAGTCCTTTTCGTTAAGTTAGAATTATTGTCGAGGAACGACTCGAGATTGGTAGAACTTGTTGCCCGGAATGAACGGCTCTCCACGAAAATTTTCGTGGTTGTCGATACCAAATTTTGTCTTACAAGCGTTTAAAGTTTTTGGGCAGCCCGGCAAGATATTGAATGAGTCGTCGACAGAGATTTGGTTAGGTAGATTGCTGACAAGCTCTATAACGCCATCATTCCAGCGCTTCACGTTCGCTTTTAAACCAGAATTTAAGCCGGAGGTGAAAGTGATTTCTCCGGCATCAAAATACCCAGGCTCGTGGTTTAAGGTGGCCGGCTTGAATTCAATATCAGACACAATCTCACCGACAAAGTCTGAAGCTCTATGATCATCAGCATTCAAGCCGCACTTGCTGTCAAAAACAGTTGCTCGGCAGCTGTACGAATAGCTGTCTCCGAATTTAGAGTTTAATCGTTGCTCAAAGCCTCTGAATTCAGATTCAAAATGTTTATTGTCAATGACTTTAAAATTACCAACAGTACCCCGGGTTAGCTTAATTCGCTCATTCAAATCGCTTCTCATAGCGATGAATACTCGAACTTCAGCATTGTCGAACTGTCCGTTCAAAATCCTTGCTGGGTCTATGAGATCTTTTTCTACCAGGCCAGAAAAGTCCATATTTGAGACACTTCCATCTCCTTCGGCTTTGTAAGTCGTTGGAGCGATACCGATAGCACTTCGGTAAAGTACTTCATCGTGCTCGATGTCATAATCAGCATCAGTAAAGCCGTAAACTTCTCCTGTTTTAAGAGTGAAGGTCCAGAAAAGAGATAGCTCAGTCACTCCTGACTCTAAATGCTGCTGAAGTTTTGAAGATAGCTGTCTCATTCATACACCTCGATCAGTGGAATATCTGCGATAGAGCCGTTTTCAAAGCCATCAATTGATACATCCAGGGTGTCGGTATCGAAGCGCATCGGAACGTAGAATTCATAGCCTGCCCGGACTGTATGATCGAGTCCTGGAGGTGTATCTAACTCAATTTCGCCGGTGTTGTAGTTGATAAGAAAGTTGTTAACTTCCTCTCCATTAACCATCACTTTTACAGTGCCAGGTTTCGGGCAGCGAATATCGCGAGCGTAATCTTCATAGAGCTTAATCAGCTGAAACTTGGTTTTCTCTCCATCGCCATAACCGATTAGCTGATCGCCTGCAGTAATAGGTCCTGACATAGTTTCGGTAGATTTATAATCAAGCCAATCTTTGTATTTGAATGAGTGCGCCCGGCCGCGACATCGTCTGAATAGCTCAACAACGTATCTCAGCTCTTCGATAGTCCTAATGCCGTAGGCCACATTTACTCTTAGGCGCTCTTTATTCCATTCAATATTTCGGCTCTCACGCTTGCCGAATTGGACGATAGAGGTCTTAAATTCAGGGCCAGAACTCGTTCCTCGAGATACGCCCTCTGGAAAGATTATGTCTAATAGCATATTTGAAATTCCGTTTTACTTTATATAATTTCACTGTTATATTGAAACGCCATCAGCTTAGAATTAAGGATGGTGGGCTTATGTTGATTATGTGGTTTTTTCAGTTAAACGCGCTTGTGTTTTTTCTTGCTATCTATTTGTTAGCAACGCCTATTGCTTACTTTTTCTATGGTCTAACCCGGTTTTTTGATGCAATAAAGCTAACGTGGATCGGCGCGTTCTTCTTCTTTTTCTGTCAGTTCTTCGAGTGGTTTTCAAATGTAGCTAAAGCGGCTATGAGTGCCGCTAGCGACTTTAGTAGCTGATAATTCTATTATATCAAAGTCGGTTTGATTTGGTTGCTACTTGCGCTCGTGCAGTATGTATGGCAGTAAGTAATCTTGTAGTTTGTCTGTATATTGTATAAGCATCTTCACTAAGTGATTATAATTGTCGTCTCCAGGAAAACTTGGACACATACTAACTCTCTGGTAGTAGTAAAGAACTTCAGATATCCGATCGTAATATTCTTGATCAAAAATCTTGATGAATCTGAATAACTCTTTGGATATAAATTCATCATATCCTTTATCTAGTGAGCTAATCCTTGAGTCTATCTCGTTGATAGTACGATCTCCTAAGTCATCCTGCTCTAGAAACGACTGGTATTCTAAGCACTTCACCTTTAAATTATGGAGAGTTGTATGTAGTCGATCAGCGATTTCTGATTTCTTTTTAGAGACTTCAACCTTCTTCCATTGATTAAAAGCAAGACAGGCTAGTCCAGCTAAAATTATGGTTCCGAATGGAGAGAGATATTCTGGCTTTACTCTGACAACACCGTGCAAAAGATAACCCAGTGCAATAAGGCTCATTGCTAGCAAAAAATAAATAAAGTTCTCTAGATGCTTATCATTGATCTTCTTCACTCGACACCTCCTTGTTTTCAATCACTATACCCGATTGCCGGCAATAAAAAACCCGCCATAATTATGGCGGGTTTTAAGTGTTTGAAGTCAAGGATTAACCACGCTGATTAGCCCGGTTGACGGTCTTAGCTAACTGGTTCGCAAGTTGGCTTGCAGAGCGTTCGATACCCTGAGCGTCTTGAATACCGGAGATGTGAAGTTGAATGCTTGTACCACCCGAGCCGCCGCCAGACTTTTGAGCGTTCGCTATCTGGTTTTGATTCATTATCCGACCGTTAGACTTGGGCACGAATAACTCAGGCTCACGCTCTCCGACAATATAACTCTGACCGGCATAGACATTACCGCCGGTTGCACGTCCGGGCATTCCGAAGAATGACGTTAGCATTCCTCCAAAGCCTCCGCCGCCCATATTAGCGCCCATTTGCTGTAGATATTGGGTTAGCTGGCTGGCCATCATATCTGCTGCCATTCTTTGAAGTATATTTTTGAAACGCTCTCCGATTCCGTCGATCTTGCCGTTCATCACGTCAAAGAACGTATCAGAGAAAGCCCCTTGCATCTGTTGTCCTGCATCTCGCCAGATCTGCTTCATTTCATCAGCTGCAACCTGCGCTTCATCAATCATCTTCGCGTATTTCTGTTGCAGATATTCAAACTTCTCGGGCGCGATTTCGCCCTCAAAGCTATTCAGCTGCTCCATACGCTCCTGAAGTTTTTCGACTTCAGTTTTCGCTTCATCTAAAAACTCTTGTTTCAACGAAGCGCGATTTAGCTCTTGTTGCTTTGCAATCAAGCCGTCTAATGCTTGCTGGCCAGCTTCACCCATTGCTCTTAATTCATCAGCAAGGTCCGAGTTCTTGAGCTTGTAAACGTCAGCTTCTCGCGAAGTCATACCCAGCATATTGATTTGATCTTGAAGATTTTGCTTGTAGTTATTCGCTTCTTCTAAGATAGACCCGCCGATCGCGTCAGCTTGAGCCTGTTTTAATCCGGCGAGGGCTTTCTTGCCTGCTTCGCCCAGGGCTAATAGCTCCTTACCAAGCTTAGAGGCTTCGAGCTTGTAATTAGCAGCTTCGATCTTAGTCATACCTAAGACTGCTTGCTGATCAATCAACCCAGCCTTCATCTTCTCAACATCCTTGATGACAACATCAAGTAAAGGCTCATCGAATGTAGCTTTTACGAACTCTTCAACGGTCTTAAACTCGTATCCGCTCTGACGTAGAGTTTCTTGAAGGTCTCCGTGCTCAAACCGGTATTTAAGCATTTCGCGGCGGGTTAGCTCGTAGCTGTTAGCTTCTTGCTTGAGCGCAATGACCATTTGCTCGATACGCTCTTTCGAAGCCTGGGCTTTTTGAGCTCCTGCTGCACTGCCCTCGGAAACATCCGGATCATTCTGAAGAGATGACTTAGAAAATGAAGATGACGCGCCGTTCTGCAAGTCTCCGATGAAGCTATAAGTATCATTGCCGACAAGGCTTTTTAAAACACGGTCAGCTTCAGTAGCCTTATCAGCTGTATTTTTTGCTTCAGTTGCTAGTTTTCTTAACCACTCAGTAAATGGACTCGATTTAGGCGGCTCAACATCAACGCCCATAACCCGCTTCCATTTCTTATGTGTCTCTTCGGCGCCTTTCTCCATTTCTTTATCAATAGCTGCAAGCTCGTTAATAAGCTCAGCACGCTTCATATAGAAGTTCCAAGACATCTCGGTGCCGGCGGCATTATTGATTGCGCTCATAGCGTCCATTGCCATCAGCATAATGCCTTTTAAAGAGCGTTCTACTACTGTAAAGCCTTGCTTAGCACTGGATACTGAAGCAACGATAACGTCTATGAACTTAGATATACCGGTGAAGAGCATATCGGCGGCTTCAAATACGTTAGAAAACTCAGCGTTAATGCCTGAGACTGCGTCGATTAAATCAGCAATTGATAGCATCGAAGACTTCATTACTGACGTGATTTTCTCACCGAACTCAACCGCATTCTCTGCGTCTAATACTTCATTCATCGTGTTATAGACGTCTTTCAGTATTGCTTTCAAGAAGTCGAAAGCGCCGGCGTTCATAACTTCGATCTGGAACTCTTGCCAGACCGATTGCATACGAGCTACTAACCCCATCCAGGTCTCTGACAGGGCTTCCATCGAGCCGCCTAGCCCACGGTATTTAACTATCTTCTGAAGAGCTTCAGAGATTCCGGACGCCGTTTTTTCGGCTTCAAGAACGTAGTCTTTGCCGTTGACAGAGAAGCTGAAAAACACTTTATCAAGTGTCTGGTTAGCTTTAATACCAAGTTCTTTAAGACGTTCGAACTCACCGGTCACCGCATCAGCAAGCGCTTCAACAGGCTGCTGAAGAGGACGGCCCATTGCCGCCGCAAGGTCGCCCAGGTCTCGAAGTAAGTCATCTTGACGACCATCAATGCCGTATGACTGCAAACGCACAAAAGAGTCTGCGACTTCTTGAAGATTAAAAGGAACTTCACGCGCAAAATCACGAATCCAGTCCATCGACTGCTCGGCTGCTTTTGAAGAGCCCTGGACGCTTTTAAGAACAACATTCAAGCGCTCAAACTGTACCGCTGTATCTAAGAAACCCTTAGCAGCAACACCGCCGCCGAATAGCGCAAAAGCACCGCCAATAGCAGTTTTAAGACTAAGCACTGACCGAGTTAAAGACATAGACATATTGCCAGCGGTCTTTGCCAGCAATGCCATCTCGTGACGTAAGCCCTTAACTTTCTTTTCAGTTTTGCCGGCCGCACCGCCGGCGCCCTTAGCTGAATCTTCGAACTCGTCTTTGAACTTCCGGGCCTTTCTTTCAAGGTCAGAGAAGATATTAACGAGCGCACGACGGCCGCGCTCAGCTTCTGAAGCGTTTATTCCTACGCCAACTTCTGTATCTACTCCGCCTTGTGCCATTCCTTAGCCTCTAAGAGTTCCTGTGGGTTTCGTTGTATTCGTCGAGATATGCTTGATCGATTGACTGAATTAGAAAGATGAAGGTCTCGGGTTCGAGTGGTGAGAGTCCGAAATCGTAATAAGCTTTGATGTCGGCCATTGAGAGTGGGTTGAGACCAAAGCCATTTGAAGTGCGGCTCATTGAGAGTGATTCGAATGCTCGAACAATGTGCTCCAGGTCGTTTGTGAGTTTTGGCCGGTCCTGAAGAGCCGGAACATCTTGCCCGGCTTCTTCAAGCATCGTCAGATAGTCAATTGACCCGGACCATCTAACATTCCATCTAACCCATTCCTCTACTTTTTTTTTGCTTTCTGGGTGATTTCGTACTTGTAGTTATCGCGATTCTTAGCGTGAGTGAAGATCATTGTCGCCAACTCAACGAACTCATCGTTCGTCATAATGTCGAGCGCTAATTCACGGTTGAATGGAATCTCACCGTCTTCATCGACCAGGCCGCGCCAGTCCAAAATGACAGCTTCAGCGATAACTTCGCAGGTAATCTGATTAAACTCGTCCGTAGTGATTTTTACGTCATCTACAGTTGCGTCTTCGTTATCCTTTTTAAGCTCTTCAAGCTTGCTTTCAATTAGAGCTTCACGCTTCTTATTGATTAAATTGACGCACTTGTTGCTGCCAATGTGGGCAAGTTTGAATTCAAGGCCTTCGCCAAACTCAATCCAGCGTCCGCCCTCAATGTCGTCCATTTTTAAACGATATTTGTTAATGTGAACTGCCATATAAGCCTCCTTGCTTATTACTTCATTCCGAAAGACTAGGCGCCCGGATGGGCGCCAGGGGTTTGATGGGTGGTGATTACAGCTTGGTGATGCGAAGTGTTTTACCGCTCGCAGGGTCGCGAAGTGCGGTGAACTGAATGTTCTCAACCAAATCCTGGTTTTTACCGCCGGCAACACGCTCTGAACTGTCGATCTTCACAGACAGCAACTCAATCTTGTATCCAGCACCGGTGCTGTCAGTGACGTCAAATGAAATCAGGAAGCGATCGCGGTTTTTCAGTGCATTGAAGATAGTGTGGTCTTTGAAGTAGACGACAGCCTGGCCAGTCACTGTAAAGGTACCATTACCAACGCCGACTGAACCCAGCTCACCAACAGCTGCTGCTTCACGCAAGTTGTTATTGATGTCAATCGACAGCGACTGAGTGAACGTTCCGGAGAAACCTGAAATGTTCGCCACGTTAGTAGACGCAGTCATTACTGCAGTCGAGGTAGGGGCGGCAGGCGAAGTCGCAACCGGAGTGGTCGAAGTTTCAGTATTCTTGCCGATAAATCCAAAAGCACCAGAAATCTTCTGTTTAGCTTCAACAGAGAGACTCATCGTGTTCGGCGCCATACCTTTATACTGCTCGTAAGCGTTGTCGGTTAGCTTCTTCTCAATGCTGTAGAACTGCTGAGTGTCGCCGTTTTCTATAATGCCGGTCGCTTCATCAAAAGACGACTGCATAACGCCCTCTAACAGAGTATCGAACGTATCATTTGAGAATTCGAAGTTGATGTCGCCGGCCGAGCTAAAGCCGACCAAAATCTTATCAATCATCTGTCGGTCAGAGATGATTTCATCTGACTCGACGGTCTCAGCTGAGAAGTTCAAAGACTCAGAAGTAAAGCGCAGAGTTTGCCAGCTTGGATCGACTGGCAACACACCAAACGAATCTTCTTTAGCTAAAAACAGGCCCGTTGTTGATGTAGAGTTAATAGACATTCCTTGTCTCCTACTTTATGAATTGAGTGGGTTATTTAAATCGTTTTCGAGCATTCTTCTTTGCTTGCAATATGGCGAGATTCAGAACACCTTTTGGCGCCTGCTTAGACCATCCATTTTCTAAGCGAAGCGCATACGGCAAGCTGTTTGAAACGTAGACTGTACTCTTGTAAGTGATATCGATGTCGGACTCGTTGTAAGCCCTGGGTTCGTATGACTTCTGGTCTTTATCTTCAACACTCTGGTCAAAGCTATCGACTCCAATTCGCCAAGATGCTCTGAAGCGTCCTGAGTCGACCGGAGAGCCGATAATAGCGTTTCGGTAGACATCGAGAGCTACTATCTTGATTCGACGCTCTACTTCTTCATCTACGAGTTTTAATGCACTGTCTAGCGGTACTGTGAATACTGATCTAGCCATAAAAATAAAACTCGAATCTAACTACTAGCGAATAATACTTGTCTTCAATACCGCCTCGCTGAACCGTCGTATCTTCGATAACGACATCGCTAATCCGGTCGCCGATGAAGCTGATAAGATTGTCAGCAAGGTCGTAAGCACGCTTTGAGCCTTTGTGTTTTTCAGTGAAAACCTGGCAAGTAATAAAACCGGTGTAGAGCTTTAAAGTTGAACCGATGTCCGCATCTTCGATGACAGGGCCAATTACAGTTGGTCGAATAAACTCAGGGGCGTCGTCGCCGCGAAGATTGTCGAGAACTACCGGGCACTGATTGAATTCAAGAAAACGCTTTTCGATAGATGTGTTAATTGCTGATACGCTCATTACACACCTCTCAAATGGATCTCTACATAACTGCCGCTGGAATGCTTTCTAAGCTTTGCTATTTCGTATTCTTTGCCGTCAATTTCGCAAATAAAGCTCTTATCGACTGACGCCGGAAAATCACCGGATTCGCAATATGCAATTGCTGACAAGTTATCGTAGAGTCCGTTGCTGTCATCCAGGTCTTCTACGTCGATTAAGATACCAGCTCCTACTTCCGGGTTTTCTCCATCGGTATAACCGGTGTCAGGGTCGTATGAACCGGTTTGATCTTTGAAGACAATGTCGACTGAGAGAGATGAAAACATCTCGAAGAGTAGCTCGACTGAAGCGTCCATTAACTGTTTAACGTCCATTTAGCACCTCACTACATCAAGAGTCTGAGAGGTCTGGGTTGCCGGCAAGACGTAAGGCTTTATTAGCTCGAAGATGTCCTTTTCTAAAAATGGGTATTCTTCAGATACCTTAGAAGAGCTAGAATCAACCTCAATCTCCATCGGCCCTAACTTCACCCGCTTGGCTTTTTGCGGGGTATCAGTCTTATTGACGCCCTGCAGTATCTTGAAAGCAAGCTCGTAGCACGCCCACAAGACACGATTATGAATAGTGGCATCGCCGTTTCGTGGAAACTCGTGCTGCTGTTCAGGAGATGTTTTAGCGCCTTTATATCTCACTAAATCAAGCAATCGAGAAGCTTGGGTAAGTGCCTTCTCTTTGTCTTCAATAGTCGCGTTCGACCAGACATCAGTATTGAACTGAGTCGCAAAATAGTCGTCTGCATTGCTAACTGATGAATACATTACTTACCCTGCCTCTCGATTGCTGACTTAATACGTGACTCCTTTTCTTTCTTTGTCATTAGCTTTGCTGACAAGAAAGCAGTTAGAACCATTAAGATACCGAGCACCGCGCCGAATAGGCCGAGTGTGAATCGAAGTAATTTGCGCGGTAAATCGAAAATAAAAGTGAACATCCTTGTTCCTCATTCATCCTTGGTTTTAATGGTGGGTGAAGAGCCCGGAGGAGGCGGGCCGGGCTCTTCTATTGCTAAACCGCCGTTAGGCAGTTTTTGCAATCAAGCGAACGATCGGAACGTTCTTAGCGTCGAACTTACGAGTGAAGGCACCGAATCCAGCCAGTTCATCGTTGTTAGGCTGAGAGCCTGCGAAGTCGCCGGTCCAAGCGCAGCCATTAGGGTGGATAATGTGCTGAGAGCGTGTGACGATGGTGTCTTTACCGCCATCTTCACGCGCATTACGCTCAGTTTCGATTGAGTGCTTAGGAGAGAACTGACCGAAACGCAGTGCTCCAGGGGCCATCAAATACGATACGTAAGTATCGGCTGCGATCTTAGGCAGGCTGTCGTCGGTTACAACGAATCTGCCTTCAAACAAGGTAAATCGGATGTTGTTCTTCTCATCGACGTACTCATCCAGCTTCTCGTTTTTACGCAAGAAACGCTCAACTGCAGAGTGGCACACGAAGATACTAAGCTTATCTTCATTGTCGCCAAGCTTTCCGGCGGCATCGATTACTGCGTGGCGCGTATAACGCTTACCGGCAGAAGTCGAAGCGCTAGTCAAATCAAGACTATGCTCTTGTTGCATTACAGTCTGAGTGCCTTGGTCATCCGCGTCATTGAAAAGACCGGAAAGGGTCGCTAGAGCTGATGCTTGGTAAAACTTACCCCATTTTTCGCCGAGGTAGTTTGCTGCAAGAGATAGAGGGTCGCGACCGGTAGCTGCGCGAACCAAGTCAGTCTGACCGAAAGAATACGCACGGCTCAGAGTGACAGAGCGAGTGGTTGCAGAGCCCAACGAATTCACAGGAATCGTCTGCCCTTCTTGGATGCCAACGTCTTCACCGGGCAGTTCGTTAATAAACGGCACCTGCTGTTCGCCAGTCATCTTTGCTTTTTCGTCATATTCAGCATCACGCATAATGGCGCCAGATGCAAAAAGCTTGTTGCCCGAATTAACTCGGTCCATTGCAAGATTCCAGACCTCGAAACGTGCGTTTACCAGATCTTGCATATTCACGGTTTTAGTAGTCATAGATAGACACTCCTTGTCTTATGAACATTTTTTGTGGGTTAAATTTAAGAGATAACCGGCACGTTGCGTGCCGGATTGAGCTCTTGGAGGTGTGAAATTTTGGCGCCGAGCGTGAGTTTTTTTTTGGGGTTATGCTTCAGTCTTTAGACGTTCTGCTAACTGCGGGTTTTCGCGCTCTAAACGCTTTTGTTCTGTTAAGTTGTAAGTATCTTTTGCGTAAGGATTTTCGCTGACACCGTTTTGTCTTTGCTGAGTCTTAGCTCCACCGCCTTCATTTGCGGGTGCATCGATAAAGTTTTGGCCGGCGTCTGTATCAGCCCAAGATTTTACGAACGAATTGAAGTCAAGCGTTTGACCGCTTTCATCTTTGACGGCAAGCTTCATTACGCCATCGTCGCCTTGGATTACTTCAACTGAATCGCGGAACATCGCTTTAGCTGCTTGAAGAAAATGCGGGTTCTTGACGCCAATCTCAGTTAACGCTTCAGTAAGCCCGGACTCTTTAACGTGCTTCTGAACGTATTGCGTCTGCTCTTCCAGCTTCTTCTGAAGCTTCTCAGTTTTAGACTTTCGCTCGCTTTGCTCAAGCTCTAGCAACTTCTTATAGTTGCCCTGCTCTACCGCGCTCTCTTTCGAAATCTCGTTCATTTCTTGCTCTAAAGTCTCAGTGCGGTCCTGGTAGTCTTTGACTTTACCCAATAACTCACTATTCTTTGACTTCAAGCCTGAAACTTCTGACTCAACACGTTGCTTTACAACGTCTTCGGTTAATTCTGATACTAATGCTTTGCCGGCTTCATCGCTCGACAAAAACTCTTTAATTTGTTCAATATCCATCTTAGACCTCGTCCTTGCGCCTAGCGCTTTTGATGGTGAAATGTGGGTGTCGAGTTATCCTTAACTCTTGCCTTTAATTATAACATAAATCCGATTATTTTGTGTCAAGCTAATCTGTTTTATAGATTGTAGATTTGTCGAAGCTGATTGATTGTGTATTCTTTTCCAGAGTTATCGATAAACTGATCGAGTCGTAGTTTTCGATTAATGAATAAGTCGCCTTTCGTTCGACCTAAGACATCATAAATAAAGTCTTTATCTTGGCGCCTTAGCCAACTCTCGTAAGTCGTATTAGCGTCAACCGGACCATCTATCGATGCCCTCTTGCCGTCAAGCTGACGGTCTTGTGCAAACATAGGTATTAGAGTTGAACGGCAGCGGTAGTGAGCAGGCAACTTAGGTGCATTAACCAAGTCGTACTCTTTACCATCACGGCTCCGGCAAACGGCAGTCGTCCGGCCATCCAGAACGGCGACATATCGAACCCGGTCAACTACATCAGTATTCGCACGATATAAGCTCATCCGAGCTTCATTAGAGATGGCGTTAGCGGCAGTCAGAACCGTAGTCTTAATGTCTTTACGATACTTGCCAGCAAGCCCACTAACACCCCGCTTCGATTGTCGACCAACTACTTTGCGAACAATCTCGTCTGTCGTCAGGTCGTCTTCAATGCCCTGGATAATAGTCGAACGAACAGAACGCCAGTGGGCCGTCCGCATTGTCTCGAATAGCTCTTTAGCAGTCTTGCTGCCAAGTTGTGGAGCCGCTGCTATAGCTGCAGCTGACGGCATTGATAGGTTCGCTGCAACTTTTGCTGACAAGACCTTTGAATTGAATTCAACCTCGGTCTCTGCGAGCACCTGAAGCTCATCGAGATAGATATTCAAAGCAGTATTGAATTCAACGTCGAACAGGTCTTTAAGCGCACTCAAAAGAGGCTGAGCATTACGAGTTCTTACGGCGTCGTAATACATTGCTTTCAATGTTTTACTGGTCTTGCCATCAAGCTCAGATAATGCTTTTAAAACCCTGCTAGATAACCCCCCACCGAACCTTTGAACGTAGATCGAATGCTTGACGACAATGTCGAAGACGTCTTGCTGATTCATCTTAGATAACCTCGGATTCGATCATCTCTTTAGCGTCATCAGAGCTCGTTTCGTTGTCGGCAATTTCACCTTTCTGAAGATTTTTCCAGAGCGTATCGAACGGCATTGCGCCTGCCTGGTGTGCCGCCACTAGCTCTTTTAATAGCTGCGGAGACATAGTCTTAGGCAGGAAGTCAGTGTTTAGCTTGAAAGCAACGTCAGATGCGTTAGCTCCAGACCATTCAGCTAACTCTTTTAACGCCCGGGTTAATACGGCTGAAGCACGGTTGCCAATGTCGCCCAGAGTTGCGTGCTCGCCCTGTCGGCGAATCATCTCTGTTTCAGCTGTCTCAGCCGCTTTCTTCTCAGATGCTAAGAAACGGGCGCCGAGGTTGGCCATTGACTCTTTCTTGTTCGCAAGGATATTACGCAACTCCGGAATCGATTTACCCTCGATCTCCATGTATTGCAATTTTGCGTCTTTGTCAGCAAGAAGATGGGCTTTTGCCGGGCCTATTGTGAAGCCATTAGGAAAGTCGGTATCTGCATTAACGCCGGAGGCGTAAGGCGTTGGCATAGTTGAATAAAAAGCCGCACGCTCAAGGTCTGCGTTCGTCAGATAGTGCGATAAATTCATATCGACTAAATCTAAAAGAGGTGGCTTGCTGACAATGCCCGGAGCAGAGCCATCAGCGTTGCAAATATAAAAAGGAATGTATTTTAGTGGCTGACCATTTCGCTTCGGAGTACGAGCGTCATAAACGATCCACTGACCCTCTTTATCTTCGCGCCAGATGCGAACTAAATAGTTGCCATTCTCGTCGATTGATAACGAGCGGTATTGGGTTTTCGTCTTGACGTCAAATTCGTTGTCTTCAATGACGTTGTAAGACTCTTCAAGAACGATAAACTTAGCTTTACCGCCTTCAAAATGCCAATTAGTTATCCTCTCTGTGGGGTAGCAAGCCAGGTATGGTTTTAAGCCGCTCTGCCTTGCTTGAGCAAGCGTAAATCCAGCAGTAGAACCCTCGAAGTCGACCAACACTCCAGCTCGGCCTGTATCAATTATTTCTTTCGCAAAATCAGCTGCGAATGAAGTCAGATCGGTACCTTGGCCATCAACGTCGTCTTTGACGTACTCGATCGCTGTTGGCAATTCGAAGCGGGGTTGCTTTCTGAATAATAGACCTAAGTATGTGTCCTCTGAGCGGCCGGTACCATTAAAGAACGCGGAGCGTGCCAACATCTTTCGGTATGACTCAAGGCCTTTTTCAGTATTGAGATCCATACCGTCGAGCGCGGGTAGGTATGTAGTTCCGGCTTCGTGAACTGAGCGTTGGCCATCGATCACGTCTCGACACTTCTTCCAAGTCGCCCAATTATATTTATATTGTGAGTGCTGCTTATTTACTGACATAGAGAATCCATCCGTGGATCTGGTGCGGCAACTCCGTTGCCTTGAAGGTGTTTGAGTGGTGAAATGTTCTGGTGTGTTGATGCTGTTTATTATATCAAAACAGTGAAAATCTCGTGTATTCAAAACCTCGCGCACGAAGTGCGCAAAAGCGAACGTAGAGAGCAAAGAAACAACAAAATAACCGTGTTATTAATTTGTTAATAGAATGGCACTATCTTCTCTTATTTCCTTCTCTTTCTTAGTGGTATGCGCGAAATATACCGGTCCATATATAAAACGCTTGAAAGCCCCGAAAACACTGTTTAAATGTAAGATTATTTAGTGAAAATCCAAATCAAATAAGGATCATTTAAGGATTAAATTTCTCTTAAATCCGCTTGTTTTCGCACTAAATAATCATATAATTTGTTTTTCAGATTGAATTCAATTAAACCTAATCGTAAAAACCGATTACATAAGACCGCTTGTTTTGACTGTTTTGGACTGCGGCCCTCGCATTTTGAGAATCTTATATCTCAACGCATCGGCATTGTGGTCTTCTGACTTTTTAATATCGTCCGGCTGATTTGTATCACGCTCAAGCGTCGGCAGGACTCGAATCAAGTCAGTGCATCGATCGCAAATAATCAACCAGGGTTTCGAGTCATCTAATTCTGTTGTCGCTTTCATCATCTCGCGCATTAACTGCCAGCCTAACTCACGGCCGCCAGCCTTCTTAACTTCAGTCCAATTACAACCGGCCTTCTGCATCTCTTTTGCGTAGCTATTGCCTGCGCCCAAGTTATTATAAATCTGCGTATCCGCCGGCCCCGGCTTGACTTCAATGCCGCCAACCCGCTCCATTTTTTTCTCGCGATCCATAATGCCTTTACCGACATCGAAAGCTGCAAGATTCAGGCCTTCGTTTGGCTTGCCATTAGAGCCATACCACTCATCAAAGACCATCAGAGACCCTCTGGGTGGCGTCACATCTTTGCCGTCAATCTCAACGGTCTTATCTCCGTCGAGCTCAGCGTGCCATAGAACCGCAAATGGGCTAGTAGACCCCCAATCGAATGACCGGTCGAGCTTAAGTCCGTTAAACCAGGAGTACTCAGGCGACTTGATGACAATCTTCTTGCGGTCAAAGACGTCTTCGAACATACCGCCGGCGACGATATCCCAAGAACCGCTCAACCAGGCCTTCTTTTGCCACTCTGGCATATCGGACGCTAAAAGCTTTTGAGCGTAGTCGTCGCCAAGGTATTTATTGTCAGCAAGCAACGAAGGTATAAACATCCTGCGAATCGTCGCGGTCTTGCCGTCAAACTTAATCTCTTTAGTTATGACCGTATTTTCTGGGCCTGGGTCAATAAAGCGAGTTTTAAGAACGTGATGGCCAGGTCCGCCAGGGTTTGCTGTCAAAAGAAAGACGGACGGAAAACCCCATTTATTACGAAGACGAGAATAGAGCTTATCGATTTGAGCAAACTCAGCAGTATTGAACTGCCCTGCCTCGTCAATTGCTATGAACGTGTATTGCTTACCCTGATGCTTTTTAAAAGAGCGCTCATCCTTAATGTGTGCGAATTTAATCTTATGCCCTTGCGGAAAGACTAGAACTCGCTTCTGAGCGTGCCAGACAGCCCCTATCTTCTCGAATACCATCCTGGCGTCATCAATCAGCTCATCGAGACCTTCAAGATCGAAACGACACACTAAACCGTTAGCTGCAGCGTCCTCGTGTCCACGCTTAGCACTAATCGCATCGCAGATATCGATATGCTGCATCCATTTAATTAGGATACTGAAAGACTTACCGCCCCCGAGAGCGCCGCCATATAAAATCTGGTCGACGTTCGTAGGAGCAGTACATAAAGTCGTCTGGGGCCCTTCTTGAGGCGCTATCAGTACTTCTCTTTCAAAGTTATTTTTCGACATATCCTTGTCTTCAATGCAAAACAACCGCTTCCTGCGATTTTACTATGAGTTTTATTTTTTGAATTCAATGTTTACTTTTTACAATTCGTTACGCTACAATATACTTAGAAGGTCAGAAAACACAGGCCTTCCGTTGTACCTCCATGTATTAGCCGCTCCGTAGAACGAGCGGCTTTTTCTTGTCAGCAAGGAGATGAAAGGTGAGCGAACGAAACCCGCGCAAATACTTCAAGAAGATGTCTCTCGAAGACTATCGAAAGTTAATTAAAGATGAGCGAACTGCGCACAGTCGAATGTCTGAAATCCGTCGCAAGCATCTCGAGCGCAGGCTGATGTTTCAAGAGCGAGCCGAGTGGCGAAGAGAGCGTGATAATTACCGTTTTCTTGAAGACAATTACAAACCAATAATTCAGGATTCGGTCGTCATAATCACTGAACTCAACTCACTTGAATTCAAGGACTTTCCTGAGTTCTACCACGCTGCGATTAAGCATTTAAACGCAGTCGTTGCTGACAAGAGAAGAGAGCCGAAAGTTAGAGCAAGCGCGATGATTGCACTTGGGCGTAGTAGTTATTTCAACTTGCAAGCAAGGGCGATGTTTAAAGTGATGTATGCTATAGATTACGCACGAGAGACCTCTAAGGGCCTTGAATAGTACAATTATAGCGTAACGAGGGTTATTTGGTTGCTGGCAAAGAAAAACCCGGCATTGCGCCGGGCTGGAAATTCAAAATGATAAAATATGAGGGTCATCAAGCCTCATATTTCTATTATAACAAAATGGTGTTTATTTTTGTTGCAAGCACTCGAGTGCATTAAAGCCTTTCCGACTCTTCGCAAGCTTCTTTCGCTTCGAGATAGTATTGATAGAATCGAGCCCGTTCTTGGTTTCGCTTGACCGGGTCGAAGTAATCGAGCGTTGTCATTGTGATGTTGTATGAGTAGTTGCCGTAGTCTTGGCCTTTGAATTCAATGATCATTGCGGTGTCTCCTTATCGATAACACCTCGATCATTATATCGACAACTCAACTAATATGTTAATAATTATTGCGCTATTGCAATAAAAAGCCCCGGGCATTGCCCGGGGCCAGTGTTTGGATGGGTAGATGCTTAATAGCGCTCCATCAGCGGCGGTAGCTGTCTTCGACCTGGATTGCGTATCTGAGCAGTCCTCATCATCTTGTTAGCAAGCTCACGAGTCATTCCAAAGCGAATTATTAAGTCGTGAATAGTTGCGCTCTTGTAGTGCTTTTGAAGCCAATAGCGAGCTTTGCAGCGGGTCTTGTTGTCAATCATCGTCTTCATCCTCATTTCGAGTGTCTAAAGCGATTACCGCCTTGATTGCTGTCAAAGCATTTTCTGATACACTCAAACGCTCTCTAAGCTTGTAGAGTTCCTCGCTTTGACAGTTAACTTTTCCGCTTAAAATCAAAGACTCTTGCTTAAAATGAGCCAACTCCTTCTCTTGCTCTTCGAACATTCTGCTAACACGACGATTCTCTAGCTCAAGATTTCGCATCTTATTGTCGTCAAAGTTCACTGAGACACCAGACTCTGTTTGATTGAAGCTAAACTGACGCTTATCGAGCTCTTTTTGAAGACGAGAGTTCTCTTTCCTTGCTAGCAATAAAGCCATCCGCATCTCTGCGTCGCTAAGCTCATCAATGCTTTTAGACTGAAGTTCTAACTCTATCTGCTTAATAGCCTGCTCTTCAGTCAAGCCTTCCTTATCCATCAACTCTTTGTTTAGCACCAACTTGTTAGCAAAGAGCTTGTAAGAGCTGTCGAGCATATTCGAGTATTCGATTTGTAATTCAGTGTTCATAATTGCCTCCGTGCAAATTATTGAATTCAAGGCCGCTAAGATATGCGGCCCTTATTGACTAGTCGATAAAATCCATAAAAGATATTACTTCATCCATTTCCGTGTGTGTTCCAGAGTCCGATATTGACTTCAAGGCATCGAGAGAGATGAAAAAGTATTCTCTTTTGTTGAAGAGTCCATCACTAGCAATATCGACAACAAAATAGTAATCATCGAAGTAATCGAATCCGCCAATAATACGCAGGTCTTCATGGTTTAACTTAAGAAGTTTAATTAAACACTGAATGTAGTACCGACTTCTTTCTGAATACTTAACTCCTTTACTCATATCAAATAAAGTTTTTTTTAAATTCTCTATTAACGTGAATCGTTCCTTTAAATTCATAAAACACCTCCTTGTGTTCAAGTTAAAGCCGCCACCCTGGCGGCAAGTCATTGCTATCAACCAAACCGGGCGAAGCCGGCAATCATTGCGAACAAGAAGAACAGTAGCATTACGCCAATTGCTCCGAAGAAAAGCCCGAATATCGAGCTTGTGATGTTCCAGATTTTGTCTTTTGCTTTAGCCATATCAGCACCTCCTTGTGCTTGCTAACAACACACATATCAACCACTGTTGATATATACAGTATAACACGCAACTGGTTAAATAGTCTCCATTGAATTCAAAAATAAATAACCCTATAAAACGACGAAAGCCCCGATAATTCGGGGCTTTCTATTCAACTAGGCTTTTGTTGATTCGTTTTCAATTCTTGAAAACAAGGACCTGATTGCGTCGCTGTTGTTAGTGAGTACATCGACGAAGTTAATCTTTTCGTACACTGTGAAGAAGCGATTCGATATGAGTGCGCAAACTTCGATCTCACCGCCCTCGTCATCAACCTCTCTGAGATTCACTGCGACGATATGATAGCTACTGCCATCTTCTTTCGTCATTGAATTCAAAGCCAGCTCAATACCTTTTCGAGACATCTCAGCGAGAGAAGTATTCTTAATGTCGTTGTTTAAGTTATCCATAACTACCTCCGTGTTTAAAATAAGCCGGCCACCAGGCCGGCGATTGTTATTACTGATGAATATGACGAACTGATGTTGCGTTGATAGTGTTTGCTACTCGTGCATCAAGATCTCTTTCAGCCCGCGCTGCTTCAATCGCTTTGATGTACTCTTCAACTTTATGATTAACAGTATTGCTAGCAATATCTTTAACCACACTATCAATTCTGCGAGGACCGACGAAGTATTGATTTAAGTGCGATAATTTTTCAACGTTAAATCCAGTTGCCTGAACTCCATACTCTGTGTGCTTGATGCAGAAACCCACCTTATGATCTTTAAAAAGATTATCTTCATTGCTAACAACGACTTGAATAGCAGTTAAGTACTTATCAGCAAGCTCAAAGTCTTTTAGATGAGCTTTTAGATTGTCGAGATGTTGTAAGAAGTACTGTAATTCATTGTTCATAATTGCCTCCGTTTCGTTTTTAAAACCGGCCATCCTTGGCCGGCGGTTCTTGTTTTCAAACTCTAAGCTCTCGCAAGACACGAGTGCTAAAGCTTTCAACAATCTCTTTCCATCCGAACCTCTTGCTCTTGACGACAAGAAAGCCGTCGCTTAAAAGATTCAGGATGTCGTCATCAGTAATTGATGACAGTCCATATTTTGATTTCTTGCTTGCAAGTTCGGCAGCTGCAGCAAACGATGCATCATTAAATCGAACCTCCAACCCATTCTCGAAACTTGCCTTCCACTTACAGTATCCAGTTTCTTCGATCTGGGCTTTCTGAAGACCTTTATCTTGAAAGCAATCAAATACCATTTCGCAGTTATCACGATCGATATCTGAGCGACATAAGAAATTGAAGTCAAAAGTTGCAGTATTCATTACAGCACCTCCAAATCTTCAGTTTCTACACCAGCTTTCTGAGCAACTTTTCTAGCATTTTCTTTTCGATTGAATTCAATCACTCGAAGAGCTGCATCAAGTATCCGCGATGCAAGTACATCATCGCTCGTATCCTGTGCGTCTGTGAAGCAGATATTGATTACTCTCTTGTCAGCAAAGTCGTCTATTACCGACGCTTCTACGTACAAAGCGGTAGATTGCTGAGTTGTGTTTTTGCTTGCTCGCAAGACTGAGATATTGAAGTCTTGAGTAAGCTGATGAGCTTTTTGTTGAAGTTCTGTTTTCATAGTGCACCTCCTGTGCTTGCTTTCAAAGATGCGCCACCCTGGCGCCCAATACATTACTGTATATATAAACAGTATAGCGTGACTAAACCCTGTTTGTCTTGATTGAATTTTAAATTTTATAACCGTATAGAAAATAGAAAACCCGGCGTGTGCCGGGCTTTAAAAGGTTAGATTACCAACTGATCCGACCAGTTAATCAGTATCTAAGTCATCAGGCAGCGGTATGTTCGATGTGTAGAGCTTTTGATTTGTGTTGACGTCAAGTTTTTCCGGACTGTCGATACCCAGCAGCTTGCGCCTGCTTTCGTTAATCTTGATACCGCGATCTAAAGCTTGATAGCGAATCTTTCGGTCTTCTTGAGAGAAGTCTGGTGCTACTTTTGAGTACATATATTCGAGTTCAAGTAAGCTTTGGTCGAGAAGCTTGTCAGCAAGTTCGTGACGACGTTCAAATGAGCCTTCGTACTCTTCGTCTATCCATTTGCGCACAGTCTCGTGAGAGACGCCCAGGGCCTTGCCAATTGCCCGCAAGTTCATACCCTGCAAGCGCAATTCTAATGCCTGTTCCTTTTGGTCTTCACGCTTTAAATCATTAGCTGCGCGTTTGCCTTTTAGCCTCGCAGGCTTTTTGTTTGCTCTAGATTTAAGCTCTTTTTGTTCTGTTGCTTTTTTAGTCATTAGTCAACCTTCCTTGTTGTCAATGAGTAAGAGTGTTTTGGAGTTATGCGGGGTAATTAGTTGTAGCGCTTGAATTCAACGATTTCGCAGCGAACCTGTAGTTGTTTTTGCGAGCAAGTGAGTCGAGGTGTATCGATGCCCGGGGCAATAAAATGCGGGTCCGGCTTAAGGCCTTTTGAGTGAAGTTTTTCGGTAAGATAATCGACGCAAACATCGTGTTCTTCGAGTTGCTCGAGATAATGTCGAACTGCGAATTTAAGCGCTGGTTTTAATCTGTAAAAACTAGGGTCGTAATCCAGATCCTCAGATTTAGGTTTTGATGTAGTTGGTGTGAGCGACTGATAGTCGCTTTCGAAATACTTCTTACGTATCTCAGCAGCTGTTGCAGCTTTAAACGCCCTGTCTTTGATTTCTAGAGCTAGTTTTACGCACTTAAGCATTCCTTAGCTCCTAAACCCTGATAAAGCCGGCAGAAGGCTTCTAGGCTTATTTCAGCAGTTGAATCGAATGCGCAAATGCCCGAGTCTTGAGTTGCTATGAAGTTGATCGGAACAATGAATTTCCAGGGCCGGCGGCTTTGACGATAAGCCAATACCGGTGCTTTCTCATCGATCTCTGCTTGTTCGCAAGTTTGCCCCCACCAAGTCTTTAACGCTAATGTTTCGTGTCTTTTGACTTCAAGAGAGACGTGTTCGAGATCGACAGTGTCAGCGCCGCCATTTCGAGTTTGTTCTAAGTTGCGTGTGATTTCCTGGCCCAGGATCTCTGAAAGCTTTTTAAACAACTCACGCTCAGCTGCCGCGCCCTTATTTCTACTCCTACGTCCGCTCATTACGCTACCCTCGCGTTAGCAGTTTTAAAAAGAAGTTCGGGTGTGCTTTCGCTATACTTCTCGATGAAGTTCAGAAGCTTCTGTTCGAGCTGGACTGAATTAAGCCCAGTTTTGTAGCAGTAGTCTTGAATTGCAGGGTGAACTCGAAGCATTCGATAGAAAGACAAAACATCTACTTCGCACAACATCAAGTGTTCTAAAGTGAAAGTTGAAAGCAGGTATCGAGCTGAAGAGAAGGTAGTCTTCTCTGCTTTAACGATACGCTTAAATGCGTCTTTTTTACTACCATTCTCAATACGCTGCTTAACTCGACGCTCAGCATCGAGATCTCGAATTGCTGTTTTTACTGAATTGGTGAAAAGTTTGAATAAGCGCTGTGCCGACTTCTCGTTAATAGTCTCACGCTCATCAACTTTATTAATTAAGAATTCCTCGATCGTCTTCATTTTAATTACTCCGCAAATCCATTTGCATATGAAGTAATTATAACATAACCGGACTTATCCGGTCTTCATTGAAATAAAAATTAAATAACCATATAAAATAAAAACCATACGATTATTTAGTGGAAAATCAAGCGGATTTAAGGAAAATTTAAGCCTTATTTTTTTCTTAAATGATTAGGAATCTCACTAAATAATTATATAGTTTGGCGGTATTTAGCGAGCTTCAGAAGAATTATATATGGTTCGGTATATTTCGCGCATACCCCTAAGAAAGAGAAAGAAAAATAGAAACTAAATTAACAGTATTTTAACAAACTGAGTTTTTGAAAAAATGGCGTCTTTTTGTTTTTCTTACTGAGCATTTCGCTACGCTCAATGCGAGTGTTTTGAAGTGAAGAATCCAGCCACATCTCTAATCAAAAACCTCGTGAGCGAAGCGAACCATCAGATCACGTTCGGCTCAATGAAGTTAGACTTCACTATCATAGCGTCTACGTAAGCTTTTTTATCTATTAACTCTTTCCGCGAATAGCTCTCACCGCCCTCTAAGATGACCACTTCTCTATCAAGCCGCCCAGCCATAGCTACCCGCTCTACCATCTTCATTCCGTCATCAAGGAAAATCACAGATCCAGCTTCAATATCAAAGCTCGTATGAACGCCAGACTCTGGACTTCTCTGGGTCGACTGAATGCGCTTGAAGACTATTGCGTCATAAGCTCTTGCTCGCCCAAAACTTTCTTCGACTTGAATAATTAAATCATCTTCATCAACTTCAATTTCTGCTTTGCCAACCCCGGCCCCGCTAATATTTTTTATCTCAGTATCAATGAATGATTCAGAAACGCCTGGCAATAATTCACGCAGCCCCGGATCAATATCGATCGGATTAACTAATAAAGACTTCGCACATCTTAAAGCTATCTCAATAGTTATTTTTCGATCGCCAGTTAATATGCGCGAAAGATTGCCAGGGCTCTGATAACACTTCTCAGCGACTTGCGCCTGCGTCATATTCCATTGATCGATGCGCATCTTAATTATCCGCTTTAAATTCTTCAGCGCTTTTTCTTGATTAATTTCGAACTTATTGTTTGACATAGAAATTAAATTCTTTTTTGCGTGCAAATAACTTCAGATCAGTGATAAGATCTGAAATGTGGTTTTCAATTGTAAAACCCCGAAGATAAGGATAGTAGAATACGCTTGGAGGCGCAACAACTATGAGTAAAACAACAGAAAGATTCGCGAAAGTATCTCTCACTTTCTTCAACAGCGAACTCAACCAGAAAATCTTAAAGACAGCAGGACTGCAGGGGTACGCTCTTGCGATGTACCTGCTAACAAACAACTATAGCCAGAACATCGGGCTCTACACTATCTCACTCGCACACATCGCAGACGATATGAAGATAGAAGTCGATGAAGCTCGGAAGCTCTTGAACAAGCTTATTGAAGTCAACTTCTGCGAATTCGATAAAAAGGCTAACGTGATCTGGGTTAAGCCGGCCCTGGAAATGTCCTACGGCCCTTCATTGCACGCAAAATCCAACGCTGCAGCGTCAGCACTACGTCAATTCCAGAACGTCGCTGACAGTGTTTTGAAAGCTCGGTTCTACAAAGCGAATAAGCATTCTTACCACTTAGTAAATCAAGACGCTAAGAAGTCAGCTGAAGCACTTGAGCGCAAGCTTGCTGACAAGCCGGTGGAAGACGAAATCACTGCAACCGAGGTTGCCACCCTCTTTAAGCGTTTGAAGGGCTCAGGAGCGCGTCTAGGCAAGCGTATTAAAGCAGAGATTACTGATGCGCTGGATATGTACGCTTTCACTTGTCAGCAAGTCGAGAGAGTCGTTCAAAACTCGGAGTCTCTGAGTGATGTTGCTGATGGTTTAAGCGCGATTGCTGACAAGTATTCTGATGTTGAAAGCAAGAGTGTTGGTGTTGAAGTCAAGAAAGAAGATCGCCCTGATATCACTAAAACGGCTAGTAAAATGGACGAAAAGCCAGTAGTTAAAAAGTCGGAAAAATCAGGTCGTGCTGAAAATTATCGCAGTAAAGTAGCAAGTTTACGTGATTTAATATGATTATTTATTTTTAATTTCAACGGAGACAACTCGTTGTTTTTGTTGATATAATTAAAAGTGTGAGAGCAAGGATTGCTTCACGAAATGGAGAGCAACTAAAAACGAAAAAGGAGCGTTCGTTATGATTAATCAAGAATCAATTCTAAAAGCAGAAAAGCAACTGATTGGTTGCGCACTTCTAAACTCTACAATCGTTGAAAAAGACTTCGGCTTGGGTATCTCTGATAATGCTACTGAGATCGACGACATTAAGCTTTCGTTTGCTTGGAAAGCGATTGTCGATTTAGTAAGCCAGGGCAAGTTCGTTGATAAAGACTCAGTTAAAAGACACGCGCTATATCTAGGTAGCGATCTACTGCCGGACTTCGAGTTTGATAGCTTATTTGATGAGTGTATTGCACTTGTTGAAGACACTAAAGCAGTTAGAAACATCGCTGAGCGTGTAAAAGAAGGTTATATCATAAGTCGAGTCAGAAGAAACTCCGATCTAGTATCTCAAGCTGCTTACGACAGCGGTATGAACATTGAAGAGAAGATCGCCAAGATCGAATCTATCAGTCAGATTGAATTCAATGATGAATCAACTCAAGAAACGACTATTACGTTAAGAGACTCAACGTCGAAGCTTATCGACCGCATTATGAAAGCCGCTGATGGTGAGACTATGGGCGTTTCTACCGGCTTTAGCGACTTAGACGATATGTTGGGTTCGGGTTTAGAACCGGGCGAACTTTATATTATCGCGGCTCGCCCAGGAATGGGTAAAACAACGCTTTCTTTAGACGTTGCACGAGCTGTATCTGAAGCGGGTAAAAAGACATTCTATGCATCTGTTGAAATGCCTGAAACTCAATTAGCGCTGAAAATGTTGGCAGCAAATTCTGGTGTAGAGTTCGGCAAAATCAAGAAAGGTCAGCTCAATGATGATGAGTTCACAAGCTTAGAAGCGGCAATCGCTAAACAGAAGAAATACGACCAACATTTCAATGTGTGTATCGATAATCATCTTGAAGCAATTGTCAGCAAAGCGCGTCGTCAAAAACGTAAAGATGGATTAGATATTATCTTTGTCGACTACCTGCAGCTGCTTCAGACATATAAAAACTTCGGTGGAAACAGAACGCTTGAAGTGTCTCATATCTCAAACTCTCTGAAAGCGTTAGCTAAAGAGCTGGATGTTCCGGTAGTAGCACTTTCACAGTTAAACCGTGGGCTTGAGACTCGTAATGACCCGCGCCCGAAAAACTCTGATTTGAGAGATTCAGGTTCGATTGAGCAAGACGCTACGGCAATTATCTTTATTCATCGTGATGAAGTGTATAAACACGATTCACCGCTTAAGGGGTTCGCAGAGTTCATTATCGGCAAAAACCGACACGGCGAGACTGGAACTATCATTGCAAAAAGCAGACTTGAATACTCTGAGTTTGTCGAGATTGATGTTCGAGACTTAGATCACTTAACAGACGCTTGTAAGCAAGCAAAAATCAGTGCTCATAACGTAGCCTAAGACGTTATACCCGGCCCCAAGGATTGGGGCCTCTCATAAGCATATGGAGGTGCAAAATGAGTGTAGTAGCAGTAAGAACTATTAGCTTAGATCTGGCTTTAAACAACCTGGGCTTTGCTGTCATCGATTATGTGTCGGATGGTGAAGATATCGCAGCATACGTTCAGAAAGCCGGGCAAGTCAGCTTTGGACATATCAACTATTCGAAGTTCGGGTATATGAACTTGAATCATCTTCATCGTGCTCGAATGTTGATCACATTCTTGCGCAAGCTTATTGAAGAGTACGAGCCAGAGTTCCTGATCACTGAATTGCCGGTCGGCTTCCGTCCTTATTACAAGTATCGAAACATAGCTGAAAACGCAGGCAAGAAGGCTTTGAAGTTGCACATTGATGCGAAGGCTAAGGGTCAGTCAAAAGAAGAGTTCGCTGACGCCTTTAAAAAGCTTTACCGCGAAGAATTCGGTCGTCAATCAGACGCTGAGAGCTTCATTAAAAACGCGGACGCAACAAGCCATAGTTTTGGTGTAGTGACGGGCATCATCTCAACAATGCTTGATATCAAAGTGCTGACGCTTAACCCACGAGACTGCAAAGATTCTTCGCTTGTCGGCAAGCACGAGAAAGCGAAAGAAGACATCGTTATCCAGGCGCTACTGAACGCCCATCACGCTGGCTTTGGGTATCAGCACACGCACGATGACGACATCGATCTTCTTGTCGACAAGCAAGAGCACGCAGCTGATGCTGTAATGCTTGGACTATCGATTGAAAGACTAGCAGACCGAAAAAAGCAGGCTCTTAACAGCTTCATCAAGCCACTTTTAAGCGGTAGAGCGTTCAACCCTCACGATGTTAGTAAGTCGGTACCAGACGTCTCTGACTGCTTACTATCTCATTAATCTACCCCCCCCCTAACCTATCGATGCCGGGCTATATGTCCGGCATTTTACTTTTGATATTTATATTGTACTATATATAACTTAAATTATCAAATGTAAAAGGTGCTGGAATGTACGTCATTGCTGAAGTTTTGATAGATTTTTGCGACGAGAGCCAGGAGTATTTCATTGAAAAAGGAACGAATATTCCTGCCAAGATCTTATGCTGCGTTCACGACTACAATATGCTGAAACTCGGTATCGACAGTTGCAAGCAAGATGAAGATATCGATCTGGACGCTTGCGTTATCTTCACGACAAAACAAGCGTACTTAATGATGAACAGTAAAAACATCAATATAGCGATTGATGAAGTGTGCTTTCTGAAGTGCTGGCGATTTGATAATGAGTTGCCAGCAAGTGAGACTAAGCATTAA